ATCCTCGTTCATGTTCATGATGGTTGAGGACAGGTCGAACCCGCTGAGCGTGGTACGCCAGATTTTCGGCCATTCCCTGATAGGTTTCAGGCTGCCATCGTCGTTCAGGATATCGATCACATCCATCTGGTCGATCTCCACCAGGCGCATGAGGACATAGTCAGCGCTGACGCGGTTACGCTTGTTGCGCTCCTCCATCAGTTCGGCGATTCGTTTCTGGACGCGCTCATCGCGCATATTCTGGCTGGCAAACTTAGCAGCCGTATTGGGGGAAT